CAGCTATGCGTATCCGGAGCTACCAGCAGCAGGGCTATAAGGTAGAGAAGATCATCCTAGCTGTTCTGGGTGATGTAATTGAGAGCGACAAGAAGCATGAGAACTCAGGTCGAGGATGCGACATCGGAACTGCACAGCAGATCGAAATGTCCATCGACATCTTGTTCAATAAGGTAATCAAGCATCTCGCTTTGTTCGGTGTACCAATGGACGTTATCATGGTCACAGGCAACCACGACCACGACGGTCACGGCTTGTCTATGTTCATGCCGGGACGTGAGCACCTCTCATGGCCTCTCTACAACGCTGTGAAGATGCTCACAGAGGCGTACGGCATTGATGCTGAGTTCTTCATCCCAGAGGGTAGCCACCACATCCACTCGGTGTACGGGGCTAACATCTTGTATGAGCACGGCGTAGGCGTTGCTACCTCAGAGGCAGCTATGAAGGGCCACGTTGCCAAGCGTATCAATCAGGTCAAGGATTACATCCACCTGTACCGCATGGGCGACAAGCATAACATCTGCCGCTTCAACAATGACCGTTTTGTGGTCAATGGTGCGTTCTTCGGTGATGATCGTATCGGCTCTGACTTCTCAGGCATCAAGGGTTACGACGGAGAGCCAGCACAGGTTATGTTCGCTTATGTAGAGCGCGACAACAACCGACGCACACCTATCTTCGATAGCTTGGTGATCCAGCTAGGGCATATCACATGAGTGCCCTAGACAGCCAAGTAGGTGGGGATCACTACAAAGATAAGGGCATCCAGCCCGTTGAGTACATCTTTGCTAATGGTCTCAACTTCTTTGAAGGCAACATCGTTAAGTACATCACACGGTGGAAAACTAAAGGCGGGACGCAGGACTTGGATAAGGTCATGCACTACGCACAACTGCTCAAAGAGCTACACATTAAAGAAGAAAGGAAATCAGACAATGGCAGACTATAGCACACGAGTCCTAGAGCGTTATTACCGGATGCTCAAGGCAGCAGACATGCAGGTTCCAGTGGACCTGCTCATGGAGTTGAACTCAAGACGATAAAGGAAATCGAATGGCTTATCTAATCTTCGACGAAGAGACACAAATCCACAAGTCACACCGACGCACAGCTAATCCATTCGATCCTCTTAACTTCGTAGTAGCGCGTGGATGGAAGAAGGAAGGCGATGGACATTGTAGTGCAAGTTTCCACACAGGCAGGAGTGGTGATAATCATCTGGTTATTGCTGACGATGTAGACGTTCTAGTCGGACACAACATCAAGTTCGACCTGCTATACGAGCTAGTAGCCTCTGAGAGCAACGTACAGGGGTACTACAGGCGTGGGGGACGTATCTGGTGCACACAGTATGCCGAATACCTCTTGAGGGCACAGGATCGCCGCTTTCACATGAACAGTATGGATCAGATTATTGAGTCATACGGTGGACGCAAGAAGATCGACGGCATGAAGGAGCTCTGGAAGGCAGGGGTGCAGACAGCAGACATGGATCAAGACATGGTGCTGGACTACCTCATAGGTACTGAGGATGAGGGCCGTAACTCCGGTGACATCGGAAACACAGAGCTCATCTATCTCGGACAGGTCAAGGAAGCTACCGAAATGGGTATGCTGAAGATGATCCAAGTGCGTATGGATGCACTAGCAGCCACCACAGAGATGGAGTACAACGGCATCAAGGTGGACATGAAGCGCGCAGCCTCTGACCTCAAGAGCCTGAACGCTGCACTAGCTGAGGCTACTGTTGAGCTCAATGAGTACACCGCAGTCATACCAGACGAGGTAGGGTTCTCATGGAACTCTGTGATCCACAAGTCAGTCCTGATCTACGGTGGTATCATTAAGTACAAGAAGCAGACCACCTACCTCGACGAGAACACTGGTGAACTAGCTCGGCTCAAGGCAGTCGAGAAGCAAGCTGTGCTCAAGGACGGTGAGCCTGTGCTGTACCTGTCAGGCAAGAAGAAGGGTGAGCAGAAGTACAAGAACGTAGACGTCCCCGGAGAGTTGAAGGTCAAGTATCAAGACTTCTTCCATGCATTACCGGGATACGTTGATGCTAAGTCGCTTGACATCGACAAGTCTACGCTCACAGACGGTAAGGAGGGCCCGATCTACTCCACCGACAAAGACACCGTGATCCTACTCGGCAACCTAGACGTACCGTTCTTGAAGGCAATGAGCCGCAAGACGACGCTAGACAAGGAGATAGGCACGTATTACGTCACTACAGACAACAAAGGCGACATGAAGGGTATGCTCACCTGTGTGCAGCCCAGAGACCACATCATCCACCATGCCCTAAACCACACCAGCACTGTGACAAGTCGTCTCAGTGCATCCAACCCTAACATGCAGAACATCCCCCGTGGTGATAAATCCACGATCAAGGCTATGTTCGTTAGTAGGTTCGAGGGCGGTAAGATGGCAGAGATTGACTACAGCCAGCTAGAGGTTGTGGTCATGGGCTTCTTATCAGGTGATCCTAAGCTAGTATCTGACCTCTTATCCAAGGTAGACTTCCACTGCGTACGAGTTGCAGCCCGTGAAGGCGTGACATACGACGAAGCTCTTGAATGGTGTAAGAACGAAGACCACATCAACAATGCAGTATGGAAAGTCTTTCGTACTGAGTGCAAGGTCTTTTCATTCCAACGTGCTTACGGAGCAGGGGCGAGTACAATCGCACTGTCCGCTAACATGACGGTCGAGAAGGTCAAGGAGATGATTAACGTCGAGGAAAAGATGTTCCCTCTGGTAGAGGCTTTCCACAAAGACGTAGAGAAAGAGATCAACGCTACCGCCGAACCCTTTCGTGATCCAGACAGAGGATACCGTGTGTACCGCAAGGGCACATGGCAGGCACCCACCGGAACGCTGTACGGCTGGCGCTCATGGGACGCTCCGAAGTTCATGAAGGAACGCGGTATCGATGATACGTTCTCCCCACCGGAGATCAAGAACTATCCAACACAAGGCACAGGTGGTGAGATCGTACAGATGATACTCGGAGTGCTATTCCGATACTTCAATAAGAAAAGCAACTGGGATGGTAAAGCCTTCCTAGTTAACACAGTACATGACTGCGTATGGTTTGATCTTCATCCAGACGTAGCAGATGAGGTGCTCGGCGCAGCTAAGCACATCATGGAGAGCGTACCGCAGTTACTGAAGCACTTCTTCGGTATTGACTGCCCAGTACCTTTCCCTGTAGACGTGGAAATAGGTAACAATATGTTAGAATTACATCATTGGAATCCTCTTTCCCTCGTATAGAACCATAAGACAATATCAAACAATTACTGGAGAGTAACACATGACTAACCTAATGGACCAAATCACAGCAGCAGCAGCAGTAACTGACCAAACTACAGTATCAACTGGGTTTGTACGTGAAGTAGCCCCTGCAGGATTCACTACTGCACGATTCGTATCCTACATTGAAGTAGGTAAGCAACCACAACGAGCCTTCCAAGGTGTAGAGAAGCCAGACACTCATGAAGTACGGCTGACCTTTGAACTCAATGGACCTAAGCACATCAGTACATACGAAGCTGATGGTGAGACAAAGACACGTACTAACCTAGTCCGGATCACATCTACTATCTCTAACAACGAGAAGTCTAACTTCTATAAGTTGTTGCAGAAGATGACATACGGTCGTAACGACATCAAGCACATGGCTCAGATGCTCGGTGAGGGCTTCTTGGTTAAGGTATCACATAACAAGTCCAAGGATGGCACTAAGACATACGCTAACCTCAAGTCTGATGTATGGGACATCGGTCAACCAGCTACTACTGATCCGATCACTAACGACACTAACATCCTAGCGGTTCCAGAAGCCACACAGGAATTGCAGTTGTTGTTATGGAACACTCCATCACAGGAACAGTGGTCCACGATCTTCATCGATGGCACCTACACTCGTGAGGTCGATGGACAACAAGTAGAGAAAAGCAAGAACTTCATCCAAGAGCTGTGCATGTCAGCCTCTAACTTCATGGGCTCTCCTCTGGAGGCTATGGTGATGGGTGGTACAGTAGCTGAGCTCATGGCTCCTCCTGCTCCTGTAGCCCCTGCCCCTGCGCCTGTAGCAGTAGTTGCAGACGAAGACCCACTCGCGGCCCTTGGCTTAGCTTAACAGAATAGGAGACAGTCTATGAAGACTTGTACAAAATGCAATGAGACAAAGGCTGTCTCCGAGTTCAATAGGGCTAATGCAAGTAAGGATGGAATGCAGAGTTATTGCAGAGCATGTCATAAGTTAGCTAGGAAGCCCAAGGAGCACATAGCTCATGTCAAAAGAGAATGGGATGTTGCGAACAGAGAGCATATAAACAGTTATAAAAGAGAAGAATACGGACGAGTACCGGGACAGCAGGCAGGCCACGATGTTAGGAAACGAGGAGAGTTGTCCGATATATACGACATGCTCTTATGCAACGAGTTCTACTTAGAAGCGAGACGCTTGACTAAAGAGACAGGCATCTTACATGAAGTAGATCACATCAAACCAATAGCCGCAGGCGGTCTGCATTGCCAAACTAACCTACAGGTACTCACCAAAGCAGAGAACATGAAGAAAGGAAGCAAAT